TCCTACCTCGGGCATCTCGAATATCTGCAGCTCCTAATGATTGCCCCTGCAAGGCTCCTTGTGTGCCTAGCTGCTGTGATAAACCAAAGGAATCAGCAGATAACCCTAGTCGCTGAGCTGCGTCTGATGCAACTTGATCTGCAGCTTGCTGATATCCGGAAGCTCTTAACCTGGAAGATGTATCCCCTACGCTATTAAGGAATTTTTCATAATTTCCAGATTCAAGTAATGCCTGGCGAGACCCCCCAAAGGAGCCCCTGGAAATAGCCTGGTCGGCAACTTGCTGATCTGCTAATTGACGTGCCTCATCGAGATCAGAAATCGTGTTGCTAATGACCTGGTCTGTGAAAGGATTCATGCGCTCATTGACTTGAGCTGCAAAAGAATTATCTCGTTGATAGTCCCGCGCATTCGCTAGATTCTGCGTTGCATTCCCAAAATTGTTTGTATCGTATGTGAGGGAATCGTAGTCTTGGGTAGCTGTGCGATTGGCAGGTTGAAAATTTTGGATTGGATCAAACTGGCGAGTTAGATAATTATCTGCACCGACTGCAGTTTGTGCATTGAACGTGTTTTCATCATACGATCTACCAGCCTGGCTTTGCACCGGAGAAAAATTCGCAGCTGAGCAGCTTAAAGGATTTTGATTGATGGCTGATGTGTAGCTCGATGCCCCCTGTGGATTCATCCCAAAGCCAGAGCCAGCCTGGGATAACTCCCGGAGCTGGCTATACGCTTCCCCCATGTTTGTGCCATATTGATTTGCCAGCTGAGCTTCAGCTGCTTGCGTCAGCTGAGAAGGAGCTGCAAATCGTTGGCGGGTATAAGGGCTGAATGGGGTTGGGTTGACGTTGCTCGGGTCAATAAAATTTTCAGAGAGAAAATTCTGGAGCTGCTCCTCAGTGAGATAGTCATCTGGGAAGGCTACCTGGGTTTGTTCTTCAACCTGATCGCCTGATCCGCCCGAGGCATCTGTTTGCGTTTGATTGCCTTCGTTATTTGCTTTTACTCCCTCTGAGCCATCAGAACCCTCCCCTTCTGTTGGGTTTAACGTGCCACCTGGCACAGCACCTGGCCCGGTAGTAGGGCCAGGATATGTGGTTTTGGGAGTGAAGATATCCGTGATCCCATCGATGATATCACTAAATATCCCCCCCTCTTCTTTGTCCTCCTCTTCTGTGCCATCTCCACCAGTAGTCAATCCACTTCCTACAGACCCATCTGAAGGAGGTGTTTCCTGGTTCGCTGGAGTGTTACGAACATTCCTCCTACCATCTCCTCGAAATGGCAAATCTGATAGCAACCCATAATCATCCCCAACCACATCCTCAACCTTCCCATAAAAATCATTCTCTGGGAGCAAAATTGCCCCTGTGCCTGGTCTGCGTGGCGCAGGATCAGTAGTCTGTTGAGTCTGAGTTGTCCCTGGCACAGGTCGAGCGGGAGCCTGGTAAGGATTGTATTGCGCCTGGTTGGGGAACCCGAATTGTGGCCTTGGTCCCTGGTACATCCCTGGGAATGGGTAGCCACTCAAGGGGCTAGGATAGCTCGGATATCCGAAACCTTGGCCTGGGGTGAATTGCTGTTGACCAGCTCCAGACATCAACGGATTTTGAACGCCTGAGTAGCCTCCTCGGATGTTGCCAAAGTTTTGAGTCAGCGTTGAAGGCGAATAATAAGACCCATCTGGTCTTTGCATCGTGTAGTAGTTCGCAAAGCCCGAGATCGCCTGCACTTGGGGCTTTGCCCAGGCGGGAACGTTGTTGACGTTGACCGTTTCAGTTGCCATTAAATACTCGTTGCTGAAATGTTTCCGGAGTTGTCTACCTCGATCTTGTACCTGGTTCCATTTGGACTAGTGATGATCAGCCTATTGCTAGCCAGCTCGAGATCTGCAGCTTTTGAGTAGCGACTGCGTAGATCGTTGCTTAATCGGTCAAAAGCTCTGCTAAACCAGTTTCTATCGTATTGGTTTGGTGGAGTGCCTAAAATCATCGAGTCCCACCAGGCTGGATCTCGAGCCTCTGCTGACCAAGGCTCCATTCATTTGCTATTGGAGCTGAGAGTTTAACTCGGAGTTGTCTACCCTGGAATCGCACATCAATTTTGCCCGTAGCTACCGGGCTAAATGGGCCTTTAGTAGTCTCAGCTGAATCTGCACTAGGCGAGAGAAAAAACGTAAATTGAGGGAATCCTGCAGCTGTGTTTTGCCGCTCAAGGTCGTGCCAGACCCGGCTTACGCGAGTGAGTTTATCACCAGCTCCAATCTGAAACGCTCCAGTTTCTGCGAAACATTCGACTGTTGAATCTAGTGCATCAGAACGTTCAACCTCATGAGCATATACTCGAGTATCTCCATTTGAATCTGCCCCTACTGCAACCGGGAAGGTAAACGCTTCCTCTGCGAGGTAGGCATCTCGAGCCAGGGAGCCCATGCTCCAGGTGTTGTTTCGAGTGCCCCAAAGGATGTATTTATCGCACCTATTTTCAGTGTTGCTTTTTGATTTATAGAACCAGACTACTTCTCCGAATTCGCGTATCTCTCCACCACTGACTAGCGTTGAATTTTGGATATCAATATCAGATAGGAAGCTCTCAAGAATTGAACAAGGCAAGCTCGAGACGTTCCCGTCGAATCTCCAAAACCCATCAGCTGAAAGCCACACCGTGGTCTCTGCAACTTGCTGGATCGATGCTGAGCTGACAGGACCACAAGCTGTTGCGAGTGTCTCGATCCCATAGAAAAAGGGGCTCCCAACGTAAGAGAGGAGCGACACGTCGACCGAGCTGAAAACTAAAATTCCAGCTCTGACCTTTTTGCCACACATTAGGAACCCCTGAGTTTGTACCTGGAGCGATCCGCTTTCTGAAGTTAGAGAGCTGATATCAAAATCCTGGTAGTTTTCTTGTGCACTCCAGAGGAGCTGCCGAGAATCTCCGTTGGCTCCAATCAATAATAAATAACGTTCAGCTGTGACCACGATCGATCGAGCCCGGATAGGATCCGCATTCGTTGTGATCACCTCCATCTTTTTCACCGGGCTGATCGTCAACGTGTTGTTGATTAAGGTCTGAGTAGCAACCAGATCAATTGTGATTTCATTTGCTGTTGCGTCAATAGCTGTGACGATAGAACCAGAGGGGATCCCCGTTCCTGCTACCTGAGCATTCAGACTATATTTTGTCGTGTCATCGGTGGTGATGATATTGGAGCCTGATGCGAGATCTGCAGTCGTGTCCGTTTGAGCTGCGCCCGTGTCATAAGGGCTCAGGGCATTGTAGCTCCAGATCTGCGAATCCCCTTCTTTGCAAAGCAACAGAAGGTCACCCCAATTGTCAATCGACCACCTAGCGTGATCTGAGAAAATGAATTGGGTTTGTGTGCTTCCTGGAGATTGCCCATACAAGTAGCTGCCATCATAGTACCCAGCCCCATACCCGCTACCCAGGTTGAATGTTGGGCTGGTGTTCAAACCACTTGCTGGCGTGATATCAAATACTTTATTGGTGCGAATCTGGATGACGATGATTTGACTTGGCGTTGCGATCACCAGGAATCGCTCCCCGTTGTTCGTTTGCCAAAAATGCATCCCCCTACATTGCCCTGATAGAGTCTCGGTGATGAGATAACGCCAGGGCTTCCAGGGTTTTAACCTTTGCTCATGCCACCGGACTAGATTCCCTCGGACCCATCTTGGGCCAACCTCGTAATCGGTGCCATCGGCAAACCCTGGTTGTATTTTAAGAGGTACTAGTTGTTTCGGCATCGAGTACTTTCTTGCGTTTTTTGTACATCCTCACTGCTACCGCACCAGCTGGTAACCCAGCCATCACACACACAATCTCGAGTAGCCCGGAATCTACTGCGCTATTAAAAAGATCAACAAATTCAGCCATGCATTTCCCCTGTTTTTAAGATCTCTGCTACCCACTCAGCGCGACTCGGTGTCTGCCGTGCCCATCGCGAGTCCAGTGCCTGATCAGCTGCTTCGAGCCAGTTTCCTTGCTCGAGAGCTGCTAGCATCTTTTTGAATTTCTTCACCGTTGGCATCCCGAGCTGAAAAACCATTGCCACCAGAGCAGCTCGTCGATTCGGCCCTATGTCCTTCGGTGCAAAGCTGTCGACTTCTTTCGCTGCAATCACTAGGTCCATTTGTAGGATGACGCTTGCTTGCTCCTCGGTGAGCCCTGGCAGATCCTCGATGTTTTTGCCGTATCCAACTGTGAGCTTCCCAGCTGGGCATTCATATGCCAGCGATCGAAACCCTTCGGCCTGCTTGATGTAGTCGACTAGCTGGTCTGATACTTTTTGATTGTTTGCTAGAATCATCTTTACGAATTCCTAAACATTGTTTTGCAAAATGTTCTGCGAATAAACCTCGATCCTCCATCGTCATGCTCTCGACTTCTATTCGAGTGTAGTTCCTGCGGAATCCATCGATCACACAAGCGCATTGCAGCCCAGCCTGTTGCTGCGAAAGCATTGGATGAAGCCCTTGTTGCGTCAGGATCTGGTGCAGTCGTGTAGCACAGTCAGCGACCCACTGCATTAAATACAAAGTGGAATAATCTAGTTGTCTTTCAGCAGCGGGGGAGTAAGGAGGAAAACAAGAAAAGACAAAGAAAGTAACCACCAGGAGAGTGGTCTTCATTTGCTCCTATCTGCATGGAATTTGATCTCATTGCGCAGCTCTGAGATCGTGATGTTGATTGCACCCAAAGTCTCATTGAGCCTGGTCTGGCTATTCATGTATTCCGTGTGCGTTTTTTCAAACAAAGCTCTGAGCGCATTATCGTTTTCTCGGTCATGCTCGAGGAGCTGCTGACGCTCATCTCGATGTTGTTGGCTAAGCCATTTGATATAGTAGCCAGCTCCTAAGAGTCCTAGGAAAAGTCCTCCGAGGTTGGAAAGCTCTTTTATTAGCTCGATATCCATTTTGCACTTCCATTGTCCAAGTTGATCGTTGTGTTGTCTGTGCTGTTGTCGTTCGATGAACTTGATGAAGAGCTGCTCACATTATCACTGCCTTCATTGATCAAAGAATCTGCTTTAGATTCAGAGTCAGATTGAATGTTGATATTAATGTTAATCGGGTTTGTCTCGCTATCATTCCCCTCACTTGCTGGGTAATCGGTGCAAGCCCAAACGATTAGTACAAAGATGGCTATAACGATGTAGTTCATGGGGCTTTGGGCCATTCAACGTTAATCAAATTGCCCTGCTCATCTAAGGCAGCATTTGGGCTATTGCTTGGAAGATCCCTTAGAGCTTGTCTAAAGTCCAATTGCGCTTGAGTTGGCGTTCTATCTGGAAGCACCCACCAATCTGTAGAAGCTATTAGTGAATTTCTCTTGTTCCTTAAATAATCTGATACTAATTGTTTTTTTGATTCTTCAATGACTGCATTGAC